CTGAAGTTTTACCTTTAGTTCAACAAGCAAAAGGATACATACCAAGAATATGATTGATACCTCACCAAGTTCTATAAGAGTATTTCTTATTATTATTTTATCAATTACTTGGTTTATTGTTTTTAATACTCCAACAGAGGAATAATAGAAATGAATCCAGTAACTGACATAGTATTTTCCCTAACATGGGTTCTTCTTTTTATATGGGCTATTCGTTCAGTATCAAAAGGATGGAATACAAATCTTAATAGTCCTACTGGAATGTGGACTACTAAAGTTACTAAACCAATGCATCCAGAAATGATAGATGTTAAGCCTGGTGAGGAGTTAATGGGTGTAACTTTTGAAACTAATATGAAAACTAGTTGTGACATTGATGATTATAATGAGTTACAAACTCGTATAAATGATCTAAGGGAACAATTAGAAGATGATGATGACGATGAAAACTTTATCGGTTTAAAAAGATGAGAGAACAATTAATCAAAGCACTTCTTGCACATGCACAAGGAGACATCCAAAAACATCTTGCAAATGTGGAAGTTTATTTAACTAATCCTGCTGGTATTGGAGAACATTCTGATGTTATGGGTGCAATAGAAGAAGAATTAGATATGATAGCAAAATATAAAGATCAGATAGATGTAATCAATAAGTACCTCAAATAATACTGAGAGGGTCGCCAAATCATTCAATCTCTGTTAAACTATGGAAACCAACTGGAGAGAAGAATACAAAGCATATACAAGCAACAAGAAAGAACTTGAGTTGCTAGAGAATGGGCCTAAAAGTCTATCTCAATCATGGATCTTGGGTGCTTTGTATCAAAAGTGGAAAAGAATAAAAGGAATTCCACCAGACCCAGAACCACCCAATTGTCAATCAAGTATGAATGAATTCTTTAAAAAACAAGACACCTATGGAGATCCCTAATGGAAGATGAGCACTATCATGTTAACGATCTGTGGGAAGATATGGATCGACTTAATTCTTTATATGAAGAGTTAATGTGGGGTCATGATGATGTCCTAGAGTTTGTTCCCGATTATGAAAATGATAGAATTATCATCCGTAATATGTCTAAGGAGATGGATTAATGCCAGTTTATAGAGATTATGAAATTCGTATCAATCTTAATGAATTGATTGAAAAAAGAATCCCATGTTGTGATCTATTACATCCTGATCATTGTTTCTCAGCAGATCAGATATCACAGATAGCACATGACATTAATATGGATTTAGATTTACACCCAGTTTATCACCAGATTGATGAACATATTATGAGATATGTTACAGCTGCTGGAATAGATAACACAGAACACTGGGTTGAGAAAAAATTACCTGATTTGAAAGATTAATTATGAACAATGATTATCAAGCCCCAATACCTCAATGGGGAACTTTGAGACAGAAACAAAGAAACCAAGTTAAGTCTAAGTTTTATTATATCTTTTGGGGTATAGCTACATTCTCTGTAGTTGCTGGACAAGTATATGTTGGTTCGGGGTATAGATCATATGCAAGATCATTAATGAGAATCTTTGATACTATTGAAGTGGAAGTACAAAAAGATTTTAATAATCCAAGATTTTACTAAAAAAAACAGTAAGGTTTCCCTTACTGTTTTTAACTTTCTTACATTAGTGTTTTAGGTTAAGATTGATTTGCAGATTTGATCCTTGTGACTATCATTGGCATTTTCTATAAGACATGCATAATAATCGTTTACTAATTGACTCTGTTCGTTTGCGTTATCTAAGGTTTGTTCAAGGTGTCTTACGTTTTGATTCCAACCAGATAATTGGTTGTGTGAGATTAGGTTATGCACGGATAATAGTCTCCATTACTAAAAAGTGAACTCATAACAAAGGAGATTTGTTTCATCTTGTTTCTCCTTTTCTCTATCCTATACTATATATGTTCAAATTACAACACAGTTATTACTTTCCGCAACATAAATTTAAATTTTAAATTATAATATATAATTTCAAAGTGTTTCTTTTATTATGAATTTTACTGTCTATTCAAAACAAGATTGCCCTTACTGCTCTTCAATTATTCAAATACTTATTGGTAAGGATTTAAGCTTCACGGAATATAAATTAGACGATCACTTTACTAAAGAAGATTTTTACAGTGAATTTGGTGAGGGTTCTACTTTTCCACAAGTAACTATGGATGGAAAAAAATTAGGTGGATGCACTGATACTGTCAAATATTTAAGAGAAGAAAGGATTATTTAAAATGACTAAATGCATTATAGACGATCTCGATGACATGATTGAACATGTTATCGATGATGTTTTTTCGTCACAAACATTTACTTTTAGTATGTACAACTATGTCAGAGCAAATAAACTAACTGGCCCTAACATAGATGAATTTATTAATAGTTCCACTGCCCATGAGATCACTCAGTTAGTTACTGAATTGGATTTATATCTTGAAGGTGGTGATGATAGCACTCATAGACAAGTACGTGAAGGGTATGGTCACTTGGGTAAACCTACTGCAAGAAAGATAAGAAATTATCTTGACACTATTCTTGATGATGCTTGGAAATATAAAAACGAAAAAAGGCCAGGAAGAAGAAAGGGATCTAAGAATAGATCCTAAATAAAAATTAGCTGAGGTTTTATCAAATGTTAACAGAGGTTACATTGGTTGTTTATTCGGCTCTTTTTTGCATCGGTGGTGCAATTGTAGGTGCTATGTTAGGATGGTTTGCTTGTCAAAGATGGGTTGACTATGTTACACTAAAGAATGCACAAATATCATCTCACCCAGAGATGTATGATCAAGAAGGAAACTTGATTAAAACCGATTTAACTGCAGTCCGTGTAGTACTGGACGACACAACTTATTATTTGGAGGATGATGATTAATCATGGCGACGACAACAAAAACTAAAAAATTACCACCCAACCCTTTATTATCTGAAGTTCTTGATGCAGTATCAAAGGCAAGATCTAAGGCAAAGAAGATTGAATTGTTGAAAGAATATGATTCACCTGCCATTCGTGCTGTATTGATATGGAGTTATGATGAGAGTGTAAGAAGTATGTTACCTGATGGTGAAGTACCTTACAGTCCCAATGAGGCGCCAAAGGGCACGGATCATAACCAGTTAACCTCAGAGTATAAGAATCTATATCACTATGTTAAAGGTGGTAACGATCCTCTTCCACCATTAAGAAGAGAGAGTATGTTTATACAACTTTTAGAGAGACTTCATGCAGAAGAAGCAGAACTCATCTGTTTAACTAAAGATAAAAAATTAAAGAACAAGTATAAGTTAACTAAAGAAACTATTGCTGAGGCTTATCCAGACATTCATTGGGGTGGTAGGTCATGACCAGAACTGCTCTCAGTGAAGAACAGATTCTTCAAATGAAAGCTGGTAGTACGACAGTAATTTATACTGGATGTGATGATTCTGTTGCTCAGGATAAGAGTCTTCCTAGTACTGCATATCTTATAAAATGTAAGGATGGTGATAAGGAATGGCAGGATATTGTTATGGGAACTAGAGTTTCTATATTTGATTCTTATTGGGATGTATTTAAGAAGAATGTTATTGAGAAGATGGATTGGACTTCGGGTACTATAAATCCAAGTTCATGGAATAGTAAACCTAAACCTCCAAAGAAAAGGAGGAGGAGAAAGAATCAGGAGGAAGAACAAAGTGAGTGAAGAAAACCTTGGGTATGAACCAGAGTTTAAAGTCTCTGAAGTTGCAGGATTAGCTGCAGGTAGAGATGTAAAGACTGAAGATACTGGTAATGTCATTAATGATCCTAAACAAGATCCTCGTAATTATTCTGTAGATAAGAAGGAATTACAGAAGGTGATAAAAAGATATAAAAAGTTAACAAAATACATGAAGTCGCCCATGTATCAGATTGCCAAGTTGAGTGGAAAACGTACTATAGTGGATGATTTATTGGATGAATATAATAAGAATCCAAAATTGTAACGAATTACACATAAGTACTTGACTATATAATATAACTGTGTTAGTATTAACACAATCGTTCACCTTGATACACTCAAGGCGCAAGTAAGCCGACACGGAACGGATCGTTCATCCTCTTAAGAGGACGCAAATGCCGACTAAAGGAACGGACTAAACACCCTACTACTTTGGAGAAAGCCAATGGCAAAAGTCACTTACCGTGGAGTCGAATATGACTCTGAGGAGTACAACAAAAAGGTACTCAATGAAGCAGCTCAGCACAGAAACCATGATCTTATGTATCGTGGTCTTAAAGTTTCTAAGAAACTTGCTGCTGTTTAAATTGATTTAAAGATCAGAAAGGAAGGGCTATTGACAGCCCTTCCTTTTTTTATTATAATGGCGTCCATGAACAGAGCTAAACTAAAAGTTTTAATCGCTGCCTTGAAAGAGGTTGTGGATGAACTAGACTCCGAAATCTATTCGGATGTTGGTGAACATGTTCCCCAAGATTCTGTTGAATCTGATTATGATGAGGTTTTCTAAGATGGATCTTAAACTAAGAGAATATGTATTAAAAGTTCTTTTACAGGAATTTGGAAACACACATTCAAATAGATCAATTTATGAATGTGCTGATGACTGGTGCAGTAAACAAGTTACTGCAAATGGTGTCGTTAGTTATTTCAAAGCCTACTATAATAAATAATAGGTAATCATACTCTATTATATGTTTTGAAGGATAAGAAAGCTGCTAAAAAGTTATTGAAGAGGGCAAAGAAACATCCAGAATGGTATACAGAAAAGGATGTTTATTATGCTAAAATGATTAAGAAAGAACTAAAACGGAATGAAAGTAACAAGGATTCAATCGACACCTGATGCTGAAAAAACTATGGCGTACATCGCCAGAGTATCTAATCCATCCAATCAGGATAATGAAAAATTTGCTGGACTCTTAAAGTATTGTATTAAACATCAGCATTGGTCTGTGTTTGAACAATCTTCTATGACACTTGAGATAGAAACTACTCGTGCTATTGCTGCACAGATTCTACGTCATAGATCATTTACTTTTCAAGAGTTTTCTCAAAGGTATGCTGCTAGTACTGATTTAGGTAAGATTGATTTACCTAAACTTAGAAGACAGGATACAAAGAATCGTCAGAACTCTACAGATGATTTAGATGAATTTGTAACACAGAAATTACAAATGCAAATGCAAACTCTATTTGATTCTGCAACTGCATTATACAATCAGATGTTAGAGGAAGGAGTTGCAAAGGAGTGTGCTAGAATGGTTCTACCATTGGCGACCCCTACAAGGATCTACATGACTGGTTCATGTCGTTCTTGGATACATTATATCAATCTACGTTCTGCACACGGTACACAGAAGGAACACATGGAGATTGCAGAAGCATGTAGAGAAGTATTCAATACAGAATACCCTACAGTAGCTGAAGCTCTTGGATGGGTAAAGAACCCTGTTCTTAAGGAGATAGATAGATTGAATAGTGAAATTAAAAAAACTACTGAAGAACCTATTGAGGATTAATCATGCCAACATATCCCATTATTAATTTAAAAACTAAAGAGAGGAAAGAACTCTCCATGACAATGAAAGAGTATGATCAGTGGAGAAAAGATAATCCAGAGTGGGATAAGGATTGGCAGGCAGGTGTTGCTGCTTGTCAGGAAGTTGGAGAGATGCGCTTCAAAGGAGAGGCAAATTCCAGTGGATGGAATGAAGTATTAGACAGAGCTTCTAAACAGCCTGGTTCTACCGTTCGTAAAAACCGAGACTATAGTTAAGTATGCCTAGGAAAAAGAAAACCATTGAACCCATCGGGGTTGGCTACACTTCTAAGCAGATGAAAAGAAAGAAACCTATCAACAACGATCTTTTAGTTGATATTACTCCTCTTACAAAAAATCAGGAGAGGTTTTTTGATGCTTACAAAGATGGAAAGAACGTCTTTGGTTATGGTTGTGCAGGAACAGGTAAGACATTCATTGCACTTTATCTTGCACTACAAGATGTTCTATCTGATACTACACCATACAAGAAAGTTTATATCTTTAGATCATTAGTATCTACAAGAGAGATTGGTTTCTTGCCTGGAGATCATGAAGATAAGTCTTTACTATATCAGATACCATATAAGAATATGGTTAAGTATA